ATGGTCTTGTATGGTTCTTCTCGTGTTTATTTCTTTATATACTTATTATTATAGCACAAAAAATCCATTTTGTCAAGTGATTTCTGATCTGTCCCTAATTATTCTTTAGTTGTCCAATAGTTATCCAATAGTTATCCACAGGTTATCCACAGTTTATCTTTGGAAAACAATAGTCTACATAACTTACAGTAATATAGGAATTACTTTAGTTTATTAGGTAGTCATAAGGGACTTAAGGGGACTGAAGGGGACTTAAGAAGACTTAAGAAGTCCAATTTCCTACTTTTTTGTATCTGGGCGGGTACCAGTAAAATCACAAGTCCCTGGTCCCCTCCCCGGGGGTACATCAGTACATGCTTATATTCATATATGCTTATATGCTTATATACTTATGAACACATATGCTTATATGGTTATATTCTTATATACTTATGAACACATATGCTTACATTCGTATATACTTATGTTTGCATTCGCTGATGGATACCGAAGGGCACGTGTGTGTGCCAGTGTAGGACCCTCAAGACCCCATAAGACCCCATAAGTTATCCACAGGCAACCCAGCATTGCAAGTTATCCACAGTTCGCACCATTGTGGTTCATTAGTGCACCAATGTGGGGAATCATGCACCACGATGAAGCATAAGCAAGTGGTTATATAAGGGAAATAATAATACTTAGGTTTTCAATACTTAGGTATTCTCAGGTTGGCACAGTGTTTGCATGTTGTAAACCACAGGCAGCATGTCGCAGCCTTCGACTCAGGAGTTATCCACATGAATGAAGACCAGCACACCACAATCTACTGCACGATCTTTGACCTGCTGACACTGCAGGAGCAGGGCACATTGGACCCGTATCTAGAGTGCACCCTGCGTCACCTTATGGTGTCTTTCCCTGACATTGCAGGTCGGGTCCGTGACGACATCTACACTGAAAAGCACGACATCTAAGGAGCACACATCATGAACTTCGGAACACTAATTGGAACTTATGGTAAAGGCGTTGCAGGCAGCGCTACAGTTAACTTCACCACTTCAGGTGGCAGGCACTGTGACGATTCATGCCCTCTCAAGGGCAATGGTTGCTATGCAATCACCACTGAAGCCATGAAGCCAAGCATCACGATAAACCTCGAGCGCAAGCAAGAGAACATCAGCGACTACCTGCAGGCACTGGTTGCCCCTAAGGCGATACGCAAGCTGCAGCAGGCGCCTTGGGTTCGCTTCGCAGCCTTCGGTTCTATCCCTGCACCTGCTGACCTGACCCTGCAGGACTTTAAACACCTTCGGACCCTTGGCGCAGCCTTGGATCACACACGTGTGCACTTTCCCACTGAGACAATCGCCAAAGCTGACATGCTGAAGGTCGCAGGGTTCATGCCTAGGGTATCGGTCGCAACCAAGACGGAGAACCTGCACAAGGTCCTACAGGCTGGGCATGTGGCATCGTGTGCCGTTAAAGGCGAGAAGCTGGCACGCGGTAAGAATAAACGAGCACACAGTGCACAGGCGATCACCTTCGTTCGTGACCTGCGCTCACAGGGTATCAATGCGAAGGTATGCCCAGCGGTCGCAGGTAATGCCAAGTGTGGTGCCTGCACTGCCTGTGCCGATAAACAGGTTCAGGTCATTGTTTACCCTATGCACTGAAGGAGCACACATCATGAAAGTGTTTGTCTATTTCAACCTGCACAAAAAGTGCTTCAGCGTCAAAGCCCTCGAAGGGTCACGGAAGGGTCGCGTTGTAGCCCACCAAGACAACGTGATTCTGCATGGTCCTGTGTTTAAGGTCTCGCAGGCAGGTCGCCAGCGGGTCCTACAGGAAAAACGAAAGAACGTCCATGCTGGGGTCGTGGGGCTTTGGTACGAGGACATGGACCCTGCCAAAGCTCGTGACCTTGTGGGCATCACACAGAACGCAGGTAAGCAAGTTACTTATAACCCCTACAGGTTCGACTCATTCGTGTTTAAAGACACAGAGCAGCCGATCACGGACCAGCACAGGGTCGCAGCGCTGCACAGTAACGGACAACGCGCTACAATGCACGTTTTACTATAGGGGCACACAGCATGGAACCACGGACCTACTATATACAGACACGGACCCTGCACGGGTGGCACAGGCTGCATCCACAGAATTATAAGAGCCTACAGGAAGCCACATTGGGCATGGAGCGACACATTGACAGCATGTTTTTTGAACATGGGGAGATGTTGCCCACTGGTATCTTTAGAATTGTACGAGTGAAGGAGCGTAAGTAATGTACACCAAAATACAGGTATGGGGTTATTGGCAGGACGACAAGGCACGTTTTGAGCGTACAGTGGCAGTCCTACACAGTAGGGACCCTGAAGCCATGGAGGCTGCCCTAGACGACGAAGAGGTGTTCTATGTATTCGAGCAAGGTGAACCCGTGTTGGGGCATCATTACGGGTTTACAATCACAGAGAAGGAGGTTTGCTAATGACACCATTGGAGCACTGTATCTTAAGACGAGCAGAGTACAACGAGCACGGGGACTGTTCGGTCATTGCAGTGGCTTTGACCTGCAGGGTTGACTACGACCTCGCACATGTTGCCATGCGTGCAGCAGGCAGGAAACCACGGAGAGGAGCATTCACGGAGCAGATCGGGAAGGCAGTAAAAAGCCTAGGGAAGGAGCCACAGAAGTACCTAATGATCAGGAAGCCCAATGGGTCCAAGTACACACCCAAGACGATCGGAAAAGCATACCCACAGGGTCGGTATCTGGTCTATACGAGGGGTCACGTGTTCGCACTGGTCAATGGAGAGGTGCAGGACTGGACAGCAGGTAAAAAGCACCATATACTGGCGATTCAACGAGTGAAGGAGAGTTGAACATGATAATTTTGGGCTTGGCTTTGTTCGTCTTCGTGGCGATCGTATGGGCAGCATGGAACAACGACTAAGGAGCAGAGAACATGATTTTAGACACACCACAGCAGATCGAAGGGTACCGACTGGCAACCCTGAAGGTCGGTCTCAAGAGCGAGATTAGGGGCTTGCGTGTAACCCGTGGACGGACCTGCTACGCAGTGCTCAAGTCCATGGGCTACAAGGGTTCCCGTGAGAAGGTTTTGGAACAGGTAACAGCCGATTTAGAGGCACTGAAGGAGAATATGCAATGAACAAAGAACGAGCACTAAAGCGCCTGCGTGGACTATGGTGGAAGTCGCAGGTGTACCACCTAGCAGTGATCGAAGACGTTGATATGCGAGAGTCGGCACAGTTAGCCCTTGGGGACTACTTCGGCTACAAACGCGCCCTGCTGGACGTAGGGTTGATCACGTGTAGTGAAGTGGACGTAGTGGAAAACGATAAACTTATCTTGGAGGAGAAGGCAGCATGACCCTAGACGATGTTATTATCATGGTTCTGTTCGTGTCCTGCGTGTCGGGACTGTTCGGTATCTTGGCGCTGGTCGCTGACTGGCTTGAATCAAAGGAAGAAAAAAGATGATGGAATTATTCAAGGTGTCCCGCCTTACAGGGAAACCACACACCATGACCCTGCCATTGACTGAGAGGGTCTACGGTATCCTGCACAACCGCTGGAAGGCTGAGGGTCTCATGATTCAGGATGTGTTCTACATGCTGACCCCTGAGCAGCGAGAGTTTATTTTGACTGGCACAACGCCTGAAGAGTGGGCATCAATGTTCGAGGAGGACGAAGCATGAACACAGTAAAAGTGACTTTTAGCGGGCGATACGGTGAACCAATAGGGACCATAGACCTGACAGAGGAGATGTCATGCATGTTGAGCATAGACCACATAGACCGCCTGTGCCAACAACTAAGGTCTGCCATCAACGAACTGGGCGAACCACTGGACTACAAAATTGAATACACAGTAAAGGATCAATAAACATGAACAGCGTACATATGATCTGGGCAACGCCCAACGCAGAAGCAACCATTGCCTACTGTGCGAGGGTGTCGAACCCTGCGAACCAAACCAACAACGATACAGCCCCAAAGCTGCTCAAGTATCTACAGGAGCACAAGCACTGGTCACCCTTCGAGATGGCATCGGTCTGTCTCGAGATCAACACGACCAGAGACATAGCCCGTCAGATACTACGGCACAGGTCCTTTAGTTTTCAGGAGTTCAGCCAACGGTACGCAGAGGTCCAAGGGTTCGCAGAACCTGACGAGCCACGGCTGCAGAACCTAAAGAACCGCCAGAGCAGCCTTGAAGTCAACGACGAGTACCTGAGCCAGTGGTGGAAGAGCATGCAGGTACGTATGTGTCACGAAGCCGATATGTTGTACCAAATGGCGCTCAATAAGGGCATCGCCAAGGAGGTGGCACGTAAGCTACTGCCTGAGGGTCTCACGATGTCACGCATGTACATGGCAGGCACTGTGCGGTCATGGATGCACTACATAGATGTACGCACTGGACCTGAGACCCAGAAGGAGCACAGGGACGTTGCAGAGAAGTGTCGTGATGTGTTAAAATTAACCCTGCCATCACTGTTTTAAGGGGGTATTATGAGACTGATTCACTGGGCGTCATGTATGGTTGTCGCCATGTTCGGAGCACTGATAGGGGCTGCACTTGGTTCCTACTATATGGTGTACATTCAACTGGCGCAGTGTCCATGAACGATTACAAATACGTGAATGAGGTGTATCAGGACGGTGGTCCATGTATGGACTGCCTGCACTGCTACCATGAGACTGAACGGTACGATTACGGTGAAGGTCAGGTGACAGAGAAGTTCAGGTACTGTATGGTACTGGAGACTGGCTTTGGAACCTGCGACACCGCACAGAAATGGAAGGAGGACGAAGATGTATGAGTGTAAGAAGGTAAAAGAGGACCTGTGGGCTTGCGCCTATCAGGAGTTCTTGGGGTTCGGTAAGTCACATAACCTAGCCCTACAGGACGCAGTAGACAAGTACGACAAAGCACTGAGAGGAGTTGATATGGGAGTGTACAAAGATCAGGTGACTGATGAGATGGAAGCCACAGGCATGGACGTTGAAGAGGTACTAGAAGCCCGTGGGAAGCGTTATGGTGAGTACCGCAAGGTATCCATGACATCACAGATGTTCAAGGACATTTGCCACACATCGTCAGCATGGCAGGAGATGGAGCATTACCAGCAGGAGTCCATGGACATGATCTGCAACAAGCTGGCACGTATCTGCTGCGGTGACCCCTACTATGAGGATTCATGGAAGGACATCGCAGGATACGCTACACTGGTATCTAAAGAACTGGAGAAGCTATGAAACTGACAAGAGAAGAACTACGTGATGAGTTCATGAACGATTCTACTGAATACTGTAACTATTGTGGTACACAACGTACAACTTTTAGTTGCTGTAAAGAAGTGCACTTTAGTACTTTTGCACAAATGGATGCTTACGAGCAGGAGGAATTTTTAGATTGGGAGGAAGAAAACCAGTGAAAAGCATGGAGTACTACGGGTTCTGTTCACGGACAGGACGTTGTTTTAACCCCTTCGGTATAAAACCTGAGTGGGTCGTCAGGAAGGCTGCCATGTTGCGTCTTCATGACTTGATCCAAGA